GCAGCGGTAGTAACAACTGGAGCAGCGGTAGTAACAACTGGAGCAGCGGTAGTAACAACTGGAGCAGCGGCTACAACTGGTTCAGCATTAGAAGCAACAACTGGAGCAGCGGTAGTAACAACTGGAGCAGCGGTAGTAACAACTGGAGCAGCGGTAGTAACAACTGGAGCAGTGGTAGCCTTCGTACATGCGATTTCTTTTATATAATCAAACTTGAGATATACTAAACCAACAGAAACCAATAATACGATAATCACATACATCCACATTTTTTATGTATTAAAACAATAAAAAAAAATTTACGTTTATATATTTTATAATATTTCTTAATTAATATTATAACATGAACTTTTTAAATGATCTATTTAATAACTTATTTGTAGATACTTCAGTTAAACAAAGAAAAATATATGAAAAAAATAAAAAAGAATATGTAAAAAATACTATATTATCCGAAATGGATTCGACTGAAGATGCGTTTGTTAAAGAAACATTAATACCCACAATTAAAGTCCAAGAAGATCAAGCAGTCCAAGAAGATCAAGCAGTCCAAGAAGATCAAACAGTCCAAGAAGATCAAACAGTTCAAGAAGATCAAAAAGTTCAAAAAGTCCAAGAAGATCAAAAAGTTCAAGAAGATCAAAAAGTTCAAAAAGTCCAAGAAGATCAAGAAGAAGATCAAGAAGATCAAGAAGATCAAGAAGATCAAGAAGAAGATCAAGAAGAAGATCAAGAAGATCAAGAAGAAGATCAAGAAGAAGATCAAGAAGAAGATCAAGAAGATCAAAAAGTCCGAAAGTTAAGAGAAGAAAATAATGATATTAAGAAATTGTGTATGAAGCCAGATAAGTTAATCGCAAATCATTTTATGATAGTCAATTTAGACTTTAATGATATCTTGGATTCATTGAATATTGTGTTAGATAAAATATCAAATATGAGTAATATAACTGAAAAATATACTACAAAATTAAATGTATTTAGTTATCCTGAAAATAGTAAATATTTTAAACGATTATTATTAGAACATTCTACTAATTATTTTATTGATTTAAATATCAATGTAAAATTGTCCCAGAAAGAATATGCATATGAAGCCTTTAAAGAATCTTCAAAAAAGAATATAATCATTATAGATTTTGATTTCTTTGAAGATTTAGAATATATTAGTAAATTATCTAAATTACCGAATGTACAATTAGTGTTATTAAATTCTGTGTATGACAATTCGTTTGATTTATATAAATTAATGAATAATGTCATTGTAATGCATACAAAAGAAAGAAGAAAATATGAAAGAAAATTTTATTCTAAATTTGTTAAGAAAATAGATACGATAAACGAAGTAGAATATTATAATATAAATCATTCGCATTTAGTGTATAAAAACAAAAAATTATGTTATATTTAGTATACTAGTATACAAAAACAGTTTAGTTAACGTGTGTAATCTAAAAATTTACCAGATAAAGAATATTTGTAACCGTGAATGATTATTTTGTTATATGTAACTAAATCGTGACACTTTTTACATAAAATAGCTAAATTAAATAAAGAATTCTTATGAAAATGATCATCGTTTACTTTACCATTAGTATCGGTATCACATTGTGGTGAAATATGATGTGTTTCTAACTGTTTTGTAGAGTTGCATATTTCACAATGGTCTACTATTTTTTTCTTATTATATACGCTTTTTTTTGTAGAAAGAACAGAGTTTTTATTTTGAATCAACTGATTTCTAATTTCAAATGCTTTATCTATAAAAGATGTATCATTTAAAATTGCTTTAGATATTTCAATACCATACAATTCGCTACCACTTCCATTTTTCATAATACGATCAAAAATAATATTATGTTGTTTAATAGAAACACTTAGATGACATATTTTAAAACGTTTGTGATCAATTAAATATATTATTTCTGGTATGGTTTGAATATTATGTAAATGAGTTGTGAAAAAGAATTTTGTATGCGTTTGAACAAGTTGTATAATCGTGGAGCAAACGATACCTATAGCACTATGATTTTCCGTACCTTTACATAATTCGTCTGACAAGACAATCGTATTTGGGCCAGCACAATTCAAGATGCGTTTTAGTCCTAGCATTTCTACTATAAAACTGGATTTGTTTTTAAAAATATCGTCTGTTAAATCAACTTGGGATATCATCGTATTGAATGGGTAATATACGAATGATTCACATGGTACATAAAGACCAGATTGTGCCAAAACAATAGAAATTCCTATGGAACGTAGTAAAGTGCTTTTTCCTGCTGCATTAATACCATATAATAATATTCCTAGGTTATCCGATGATAATGTGACATCATTGGGTACACAATATACACCCGTTTTTTCTACTATAGGATGCCAGATTTTTGTGGCTTCAAAGAATGATTTATTATCATATTTATTTAATATTTCTGGTTTGCAGAAATTATATAATTCCTTACATTTCACATTACTATAAATAATATCTATTAATTCTATAAAATATTTCAATTGTGTGAACAATGTACTATATTGTGTGTAATAATTTGTTATTTTTGCAATGTAATGACATTTTATTTTTTTAATAAACAAATTGGAATAATTGATCAATTCTTTTGATAATTTTGTTAACTCGTGAGATGTGAATTTACAAGTATTTGTATTTGTTCTAAGTTGAAATGAGTCTGGTCTATTTTTATCTGCCAATTTTTTCAATAGTAATTGATAACGGATTTTAGTACACGTTAATTGAAAACCTTCCTGGTCCGTATAATATATTTTTATAAATTCTGTGTTAGAACCACTACCTACATTAATTAAATCGTCATATTCCTTACGAATATATTCTATTTTATCTTGGATAAGTGATAATTTATTTTGGATTTCATCTAACTCATCTACAACTCCTACATTAAAAAAAGAACGTAATCTAGTATCATCAACACTTAAATTAGTGTTATTTAAATTAAAATAATTCATTTCATTCAAATTAAATATAGAATGATAGTCCTGGATATAAGACTGTAACAAATGTTTGTTAAATAAAGAACATATGTTATCATATAATAATGGTGTATTGTCCTTGTATTCTTCAAAAAAGGATAGAATGTCTAATAGAACATGGTAATTTTTATCCAACTTTTTAAATTCAAATGGATGCAATGCATTTAAACTCATTTTACGATGATAATATTCAATGTCATTTATCTTGTCTAATAATGAACCTAAACTATTTAAATTTTTTAATTGTGATAATTCTTCGATGTATTGATAACGTTTTGATATTTCATCTACATTATTGAATGGTCGAGATAAGATGTGTTTTAAAGCTCTTTTACCAATCACTGTTTTAGTGTGATTAATAATATCAAATAAACTAAATGTATGAGAGTTTTTTTGTTTAGAATGATTAGAAAACAAATTAAGCTGATTCGTAGTATTTAACTCTAATACAAGACAATTATCTAATTCATGAATTATCGTTGGAATATTTAAATTTAATATATAACTTTTGTCATGTTTAGCAATAAAATCTAATAACAGCATCAGATTGATTACACTTAATTGCATTTTATCTAATTCCATGTATTCAATTGGTTGTAATAGTCCAAAATCAATGTGTTTAAACACATTATGTAAATATTCATTTTGAAAATTTGGTCGAATATAATTTTTATACACATTATCATTTTTTGTATCTATAAATTTTATCATATTTGTATATTGTTTTAATTTAATAATGATATCTTCTATCATTGTATTCAATTTGTCTATAAAATGTATATAAATGTTAATTTCATTCGGTGAATAACGTTGCATAATTCTATTTATTTCTTCTAATGCATGGGATACTTCGAAACAATTCTCACTTATTTCCATTGTATTTGTAGAATTGTTGAAATAACATATTGATACAATTATAGTTTGTTTATCATTTTTCATTTGCGGAAGTGGTTCTATGAGAATATTGATTAAATTTTGTTGATCAGAATTATAAGAGGATTCATCAATTGGAGGTAAACTAGGTGAATATATATGTGTGATTCCCCTTTTTACGAGATTTTCTTTTTTATTAGTTGATTCTTCAAGTTGTTCTACGACTACAACTGTATAATTTGCTTCTAATAACATTTGACAATATTTAGGTAAGTAAGAAATTGTAAACCCACAAAAATCGGGGAATGAACGATTACTTGACTTATTAGCCTTCAAGATTTTGTTCTTATTAGAATATAAAATATGTAGAATCTCTGAAACTTTATCAGCATTACCCAAATTTTCAGATTCTATGCGATAACATTCAAAAAATGAACCTACTTGGAATAATATTGCAGTATTTTCTCCATATTCTTTTATTTTATCAACATATATATTAAAGTATTCATCTATCATTGAATGTACACTCTTTGTCATTTTTATTTTTTTTGTTAATTACCTTTAAATAACTTTATTTTATTTTTTTATTTTATTTTGTTTTATTATAATAATATGGATACACTTAAGGGAATGAGAATTACGGCACAGTCAGCAATTGACAAACTTCTATCAAATGGAATTGTTATGGGAGTTGTGAAAATATTTTTAACGATGTACATTGTAAGAATTGCCCCCGAACCGCCAGTATATATTACTGCACTTTTTCAGAATGCATTCTTTAAAATGTTTGCCATCGCTTTGATTGCCTATTTATCTGAAGTAGATTTCCAATTGGCAATTCTTCTAGGTATCGTATTTGTTATTGGTATGAATGTTTTGTCTGGAAGACAAGCTTTGGAATCCTTCGATAATTCAAATGTTTATGCTGAACAGCCTCAAGAATGGATTGGTGATTTTTCAAAAGTAACTACATTATTAGGACAACCTACTGAATTAGGAGTCGTTCCTATGGAATCCAAGACTGATAATTATCCTGGTTGTATGTCTATTACTATGGCTGATTTACTTAAAGTCTTTGAAGGCGATGCCATGAAATTACAAACGCATGTAGAAATTGCATACCAAGATTTGATGAATCTAATGACGGATACGGATGCTAAAGTAAGACTTCAAAAGATTGCTGCGGCTGCTGGATTAAATAGCAATGTTCCATTTACCGATGCTAACGCACCTTATATTGCGACTCTTTTACTTAATAGAGGATACAAAATTAGCGAATCTTGCCAAGCACCTAATTAATTAATTATTAATGTATTTTATTTATATTAAAATATAAAATATAAATATAATCAAATAAAAATGATTCAATTATGAATCTTAGATTTAATCAACAAATACGGAATGAAGTTTTTAATCAAGCCTATTGATGATAGTGTAAAGGGAATGTATACAAATCATTCCACGTATCATGAAGGAGACAGTGGACTTGATTTGTTTATTGTAGCAGACGAAACAATCCCAGCTGGCGAAACAAGATTAGTTGATCTTGGTATTAGTTGTCAGTTAAAAGGAATGCTAAATGGCAAAGTAAAATATTATAGTTATAACATGTATTCACGATCATCTATTTCTAAAACTCCTCTTAGACTTGCAAATGGCGTAGGCTTATGTGATGCAGGATATTTAGGACCATTAAAGGCAGCATTACATAATACAGGAAAAACAGATTATACAGTTAAAAAAGGTGAAAGATATGTTCAATTAGCACGTCCAGATCTTGAAGAAGTATCTTTTGAATTAGTACAAGACTTTAATAGAAATACTACAAGAGGATCGGGTGGATTTGGATCAACTTAACTATAATAAAATGAAAATAATCTTCATCATCTAAATTATCATGAATATGTCATATTTTTGTCAGTTGTGTTTTGTCAATGATTATTTCATAGAGTTTGATGACAGAGATTATCCAAAACCTGATTATATTAAATCTATTCATTATAATTATGTTATTAATCCCAATTGTTATAATCCCATACGTATTTGTTATGATTGTTTACTTGATAAAGTTTACAAATGTGATACAGAATTAAAATATAAAGTATTACAGGAATTAATGTATGTTATGTCTATTAAAAAGATACAATCGTGGTGGATAAATACTATATATAATATTAGTAACAAAATGGGGAAAAAATTTATATATAATCATATTTCAAGTCATTCTAAAATGTATTTCAATATATGATAATCTAATCAATGACAAATAACCATAAAAAATAGTTTATATTAAAAAATTTATTTATTTTGTAATGTTAATGTACAAAGAATTATTAGCGACTTTGATTATAAATGGGTTCACAACATTCATGTACTATTATGTAATAAACGAATTTGAAAATCGTTTTATTAAATCTGAAACAGTGTTACTAAATAAAATAAAAAATTTACATGAAGAATTAGCTGATTTAAAAATATATGTAGAAAATTTAGAACAAGATTTAAAACAAACAAATCAAGATACAAAGGATCTTAAACAATCTAACATCTTTTTGAATAAAAATTTAGAAAATTATATTAATGTTAATTATGATACAGTTTAATTCAAAATTTATAAAATAGTATTTATAAATTTTACACAATTTTTATATATTTTTTACATTTCGCCGTTACGATTTAGATATACAAATAGATTAGATGTATCTGAAGGATTATGATTAATTGTATCATTTGTTGCCGTTTTCAATAAAACATGTTTTAAACTTTTCATATTTGCTTCAGGATATAAATCAATAAGATGATTTAAGACTCCTACTGTAGCAGGGCAAGCCATAGAGGTTCCACTGTATACCGCTGTTTGTTCATTTGGAGTCGTGCTTTCAATGTTTACACCAGGTGCATAAATATCTGCACATTCTCCCCAATTACTAAAATATGCTCGTTTATCATATTTATCTGAAGCCATTACTGTGATAATTTCTTCTACACTCGCAGGACTTACATTACATGCATCTTGATTTTCATTACCTGCCGCAACTGTAATATAAAATGTATCACTCCTTTTCACAATACTTGAAATTAAATGATTTAATGCACGTGAATAACCCCCCCCTAGAGACATACTAATAATACCCCTTACCTTTTTTTCAGGAAATTCTTCTTCTCGCTTGAGATGAGTCTTGAAAGCAAATTCAATTCCTTTCATCACTCCAGAATTTGTACCTGAACCTCTGCAATCTAATACTTTTATGGCAAATAAATTTGCATCCTTACAAACACCATAAGTTTTACTACCAATAATACCCGCACAATGAGTACCATGTGAATTACAATCCGTATCTAAATCATCTGCAAAATTCGCTAACCAAGTTGCACGTCCTTCAAACTCAGAATGTGATACATCGATACCAGTATCAACAACATATGTAGAAATATCCACGTCGTTTTTATGACAGCTCCCAGATTCAGAATATTCATAACTATTTGTTAACGGTAAACTTTTTTTGTCAATACGATCAAGATGCCATGGGAATTCGCTTTTTTTTTGTGTACTGTTATGAATAGACATAATTTGATCATATTCAATGTAAAAATGATCTATCAAAGTTTTTTCAAAAATTGTATACACTTCTTCACTTAACTTATAAAATGAGACATCTTCTAATTCCACAATCGGCTCAAGAAATGTAAAGTAATCCATATTAATACTCATATTTTCATCCTTCGGAAATAAAATATAATCAGCTTTCGTTAACCAACATAAAACACTAATAATACATAACTTCCACATATTATTTATACCATTAAAATATTATTGTTTTTAAATAAAAGAAATTTTTATTATTAAAATAATATTTTTATTAGAAAAATTATTTTATGGAAATATAGTATAGTACAAATGTCTATAGAAAGTTTTTTAGGATCACTTTTCACACAAAATGGTGGAGCTGCTGTGAATAGAAGCAAAAACAGTCCACGAATTCCTGCTAAATTTGCTATCGCTGGTCAAAAACGTAAAGGACGTGACGGTAAAATGTATCAAGCCGTAAAAAAAGGAGATCGTCTTGTATGGAGACGATGTAAAGGAGACTGTCTTAAAAGTAAGGTACAAGGACCACTCCCAAAATCTGATGACTATATTGAAAAGGAAGGAAAACCATCACTTGATGACATGGAACCTTTTTCATATATGATTCCTGAGGATCAAATTGGTTTAGGTAAGAAGTCAGCTAAAAAGTCTGCTAAAAAGTCTGCCAAGAAGTCTGCTAAAAAGTCTGCCAAAAAGTCTGCCAAGAAGTCTGCTAAAAAGTCTGCCAAAAAGTCCGCCAAAAAGTCAGCCAAAAAGTCTGCCAAAAAGTCAGCCAAAAAGTCCGCTAAAAAGTCAGCCAAAAAGTCAGCCAAAAAGTCCGCTAAAAAGTCAGCCAAGAAGTCAGCCAAGAAGTCTGCCAAGAAGTCCAAGAAGTCCAAGAAGTCTGCCAAAAAGTCAGCTAAAAAGTCCAAGAAGTCCAAGAAGTCCAAGAAGTCCAAAAAGTCCAAGAAGTCCGCTAAAAAGTCAGCCAAAAAGTCCAAGAAGTCAGCCAAGAAATCTGCCAAAAAGTCCGCTAAAAAGTCAGCCAAAAAGTCCGCTAAAAAGTCCGCCAAGAAGTCAGCCAAGAAGTCCAAGAAGTCTGCCAAGAAGTCTGCCAAAAAGTCAGCTAAAAAGTCCAAGAAGTCCAAGAAGTCCAAGAAGTCTGCCAAGAAGTCTGCCAAAAAGTCAGCTAAAAAGTCCAAGAAGTCCAAGAAGTCCAAAAAGTCCAAGAAGTCTGCCAAGAAGGCTTCTAAAAAGTCAGCTAAAAAGTCCAAGAAGTCCAAGAAGTCCAAGAAGTCCAAGAAGTCCAAAAAGTCCAAGAAGTCTGCCAAGAAGGCTTCTAAAAAGTCCAAGAAGTCCAAGAAGGCTTCTAAAAAGTCAGCCAAAAAGTCTAAGAAGTCGGCCAAGAAGTCAGCTAAGAAGTCAGCCAAGAAGTCAGCTAAGAAGTCAGCCAAGAAGTCAGCTAAAAAAGCTTCTAAGAAGTCAATGAAAGGTGGTTCTATTAAGGGAAGTTTAAAAAAGTTGGGTAATAAACTAAGACAAAGCTTAAGAAAACTCAAGTCCAAGTGGTAATTATATGTAAACTTAAATTAATTGTAAAAAATTAAAATTAATTTAAATGCTTTATATAATATGGATATTGTGGAGTTATTTACGGCAAACACAAATGATTCTTTTAAAACTGAGTTAAAATTTAAGGTATGTATGATCATTATTATAGTATTATTTATATTTACAAGAATATTTTATAATACAGACGTTTTAAAAGGCATATTCGTTATATTAGTATTAGGGTTTGGTGTGTATTTATCTGGTTTATATATAAATGTGGTAGACGAGGATATAAATAATCAAAATAAAATTATAGATTATAAATTAAATAGTTTACAAGAAAAAGTATATGATTTTATAAAATATAAAATAGATTTAACGAATAATACAAAAGATCAAACATCAAAAGATATGACTAAGAAAGATACAACTATATTATTTAAAAAGAATGAGTTGAATAGTTTGTATATAGATGCGAATGTCATAGTATTTTTATACAGTATAATAAAACTATATGAATATAATAAATATGAATTTTACTTGTTATTAAAGGGGACGAATAATATTTTAAAGATTAGGAGAGAAATTGAAGAATATTATAATTCAAATGGTAAGCATATGCAAAATATACAAGAAATGTTTGAGATAGCTTTACAATTAAAAACGAATTGTATGAATAATATGCATAATTTTATTTATTCAGTGCCTAAAATGAAAATTATGTATAATTATTTAGAAGATTGTATTGTTGCATATAATACATTAATGACAAATAATTTAGATAAAATACATGTATATGTGAATGAATATATTAAAGAAACGGGTATAAATACACAAACGAGATTTATATCATATAAACAGACAAAACCCTTTGATGAAATTTCAAATTATAGTATTATACCAAATAAGACATCAAATAAAAAACTCATAGATTTGTATGTATAATTAAAAGTTAATTTGTGATGGCTTTGAATTTAAATACGAGTGATTCAAAACCAGGATAATTAGGAGACGTGTATTGAATTTGTCCCAATGATGTAATAGTAAAATCAACTATGGAATCTCCAACGTATGCTGATACTATTTGCCAAGTAGAGTTTTTATTTACACCGCGTATATGATAATTGCTATACATATTTCCATTTGTAGTCAATAATTTTGCACTTAAATAGACATCAAAGCCCCATGCATCATTTGTAAAAGAGAGTCCCGAAATGTTAGAAGGAATACTTGTATTATTGGCTGCAGTAAATGATGTTGTACGAAGAATATCATTACTGTTGGGTGTTATATTAACGCCATTGACATTGATACCTGTCCCTACATATAAGCTTTTACTAATAGCCACGCCACCTGCTACTGTTAAGGATCCACCAGACGTAACACTGGTTGTATCTGTTGTATTATTAATAGATAAACCACCAGAAGTTAATACTATGGCTCCTTCAGTTGCACTTGTAGAAGATTGTGTGGATACGACAGTCGCATTAGAGAAATAAATGGGTAAATGATCAGTTACATTAACTGTAGTAATATTTTGATCTGTTAAACTAGAAACAAATTCAAAACGATTATTCGTCTCATTATAAATCATTCCAACATATGGTTTATTGTAAATGGATACATGATCATTCATCGAAGGATTCTGAGTTGTCCAAGGAGAACTGATAGTTGCTATTCTAGTTGCACCGACGTAATTTGTGATTAAACGAATTTGATTAATACTAAATCCTGAAGATACTTTAATCCACATGTTTGTATAGGCATTGTTTACTGGACTTGCACCAGAACTTAATTTTATTTGCGTTGAAGTAATACCGGATTGATTGGGTAATATATCTGTAAATGAAGGTGTATCTGCTACTACATCACCTGATGCACTATCATTGTCAGTTTGATAACGTTGAATGAATAATCCTGCATCCTTTGAACCATCAGGGCCAGAATTAAGCACTAGTACATTATCGGATATATTTACATTAGTTGATTCAATAGATGATGTTGTGCCATTTACCGTAAGATTTCCTTGAATAATTGTATTTCCGCCAATATTAACATTTTTATATACCGATAATCCACCTTGAATCATCAAGGCACCATGACTAATATCTGAACTTTCAGATGTACTATATAGTACAACATCTCCGCCTACTAAAAGTTGTTTTTGTATAGACATTCCACCAAAAGATGTAAAAGAACCACCATTATTTAAAGTAGTAGCATCTGTCGTAGTTTGTATAGTTAATCCACCAGCAATAACTAACGAACCAGTATTAATATCTGATGAATTTATAGTATTGTTTAATTTGATAATACCGGATGCATTTGCAATTTCTAGAGTTTTTTCTAATAATATCCCACTTGCATTATATCTAGAAATACCTAAATTATTAGATGATAAATCTCTATCAATACTAAATCTTTTAACATTAAAGTTATCATGAAATAATATGAGATTACTTTCTGTGCCATGATAATGTGTTAGATGTAAGTTTGAAATACCATAATTATATACATCTCCTCCTATATACACATCTTTGGCAATACTTGCTCCTCCTGGTGTTAAAAAAGTTCCTCCATCTAATAAATTATTAGCATTTGCATCACTTTGTATAGTAATTCCACCAAAAGTGAGTAAACAACCTGTAGAATAATTAATTGAATTATCTGTTGCTGTTATAGTAACGTATGCATATGTAGATGAACTATTTCCAACACCATTAATTGTACCACCAATATTTAAATTACCGTCTAAATACAAATCTTTTGCAATATATGTACCACCATAAATGCTAAGTGATCCACCATGACCAGATACTGCATTATCAGTTGATCTTATCGTTACTCCACCTGATACTATAAGTGAGCCAGATGATGAACTAGTTGAATTATCTGTATTAAGGATTTTCAAATGTCCACCAATAAACGTATCTTCTTTAATACTTGTGCCTCCCAGAACTGTCAAACTACCACCAGAACCTATACCAATCGCATTGTTGGTACTGTTAATATGTGTGGAATTTAACTCGGTTGTATTTGACACACGTATTGAACCATTTATGTCCAATTCATAGTTTGGATTAGAAGTTCTTATCCCTACATTGCCATTCGTTGACAAAAAGAGTTGATTGTTATTATTATTTACCCTTAATACCAATGGCTGAATAACACCTGTTCCTTTATTAGAAGTCTGAATTGAATACATATTGTTTGACGAATAAATTGCAATCGATTCGGAATTTGTTGCATTTATATTACCAACATTGTACAATGACACATTAGTACCCGGTGTACCAGAATTTGTAAATTGAATAGTATTATTTGGTGAAGAAATAGTAAGATTATTTGTATTATTATTAATAGTCACTGTATTACCCGATGTATCTACGATGGAAATATTTTCACCTACAAAAATAGGAGATTTAAAGCTAGCACCTCCATTTACAGTTAAGGCACCACCTTGTGTTAAACCAACACTAGATGACGTATTATGTATAGATATACCTCCTAATGAAACAATAGAAGCAGATTGTGAACTAGTGCTTGGTATAGTTGAATTAAATGTAGTGATTCCATTTGGATTTAGCTCTATAGTATTATAATTATTAGATATAATCAAATCTCTATGATTACCTGTTCCAGAAGCATTCACGGATAAATCATATACACTATTTGTATTGTCCCATCCTAATCTTATATATTCACTATTTGATACATTATTTGGTAATCCTTTTGGAAAGATTTTAAGATAAATATCATCGTTTTGATCACCATTAGCCGTAAATAAATCAAATGAAAAATCTTTGGTAGATGTTTGGCTTTGTAAAGAAAAGGAATCATTACTACTACCACCACCAATGAAAGAATATTCTTGTTGTTTTCCCATAAATTTTACCTCATTCGTACCCTTTATTCTTAAGACTTCTGTTTGTGAAGATCCATTTGTACAGCTATAAAAAATAAAATCTTTTGTTGTATCGGATACATTTAGTAATAATGAACCTTGACTTGTACTTCCCAATCCTGTAAAATAATTTGTCTCTGATGGATTGTTATTATTTTGATACAACATTAATTTATTGCTTTTATTTGCATTATTTAGATCTATGGCAATAGTATCACCTGCCATTGTTTTTTTCTTTATACTCATACCTCCACCTATTGTTAAACATCCACCAGAAGTTATACTTTGAACATCAGTTGTATTGTGAATACTTAAACCACCTTCTAAAATAAGACATCCAGAAGATGAATTTGATGAAATAGTTGAATCAGTGATAGTCATTGTAGAATTTATAAAAAAATCGTTTGATGTAACTTCTATTATACCTGTTTGGGCATTTAAATATATATTACCGAGTGAATTTGTAATATTACAATCTATATTATTTGTATCTATTGAAACAACATTTGAATTAGCTGACGAATTGTATAAATTAAGAGGTTTATGAAGAGTAGTTTGTTCTTTTACATTTAAATTTGCATTCATGTATACATCACCTAACACACATACACCACCTCTAACTGATAATGCTCCACCTGAACTAAAATTTATGGCATTACTTGTACAATTTATACTAATACCACCATTTATAACAAGTGCTCCGTTACTTGTATTTGTAGAAGGTTGTGTTATATTCAATGTAAGGCGTGTATCAGTTAAATCTAAACGATTATTTGAACCATCTGGTGCAAAATAGATATGCTTATTCGTAGTACTATCTACAAAAACTCTATTTGACAATATACCATTGATAGCAAATGTACTAGACGGATTATCTAGTATTACATCACCACCCATAAATGTATTTTTTTTTATTCCCATACCACCGGCAATGGTAACAGCACCTCCTGATGTACTACTAACAGAATTGGCTGTACAATTAACACCTATACCACCTGATGTAACAATCGTTCCAGTAATGGCATCTGTACTTGGATTTGTGTAAGTTAAGCTAATAGAATTTTTTTGTATAATTAATGGATCATTGTCTTCTACTGTAATTGTTTTTAAACGTATATCAGCCATGTTATTATTCATTTATAAAAAAAGGAATGATAAATAACGTAAAAAAGAAACTTGTATATCTTAAGTTTAAAATGTTATTTTTTATTCTCTTATTATATTAAATACTATGAATTTAGATCGCCCCATATTAGTATATAGCAATTTTTGTGGTCATTCGAAGAAATTTATTGACTCAACGTTAAAGAACCCTGAATTATACAATGCTATGATTAGAATGAATATAGATGTAGATCCTCAAACAAAACAGCGCCCCATGTTATTTTATAAATTACAAGAATTTATAGGTAGATCTATTCAACGAGTACCGACTGTTGTAACAAAAAATGGGAAAGATTTGTTGGTTTTGTCTGATAAAGAAGCATTTAAATGGTTGGATTTTCACTTACAAGTAAAAAATGATGACTGTACAGCTTTTAATCCATTAGAAATGGTTAAATTTTCAGATGAATATGCCAATTTTAATTCTACGAAAATAACAGATTTAAATGATGCCAAAGAACAGTCTTTTAAGTTTTTAAAGGATAAATGTCTTGTACCAGATAATATTATTAATTCTAAGGGTCATGGTAATCAAGGTGTACCTCAAGAAAATTCTGATACTAATGTTAAACAACAAGTTACATATAAACAAACTGAAAGAGATAAAATGGATGCAAATTTAAAAAATATGGCACAAGGTTCAAATAAAAATTTAATTCCACAATCAGCGAATTCAACACATACAACTCAAAGAATACCGGGTATTATGCAAAGGCAACAAGTACAACAAAAAGGTCCATCTGGTATAGACTTTACGAATCCTAATTTTGGATTAGCAGGTAGATTAAATCAAAATACAAAGATAGACAAAACAAAAGATTTAGATATGAGATTACAGCAATTAATGAATGATAGAGAACGTTTATAATTAATTAATGTTAATTTTTTTATATATAGATAATAATAAAGAATGATATTATTATATATATTTGTGTTATTATGTGTGATATATAATATTGTGCCCTTGGTAGAAAACTATATTACTGTAGGGTATAATAATTTTACGGTATCTGATACAAAGATAACGACCTTATATGAAACGGACGTAGAAGAATTTAAAAAAAAATTGGATATTATAAATAATGAATTGATAAAAAATAATGTGCCCATGACAAGTACTAATAATTATATGAAATACAACACTGTTATAAATTTTCCTATAAATGATTATTTAAAAGAAATTGTACAAGAGTTTATAAAATCTAAATTTGAGGATAAAATTGTAATAAATGGTGAGTTATTTAATATTAATTATCTTGTAAATAAAACTACTATGAATGTTATATTTGATATTCGTATAGTAAATTTAAAAAGATTTTTTGCAACTACAATAAGAGTAAAAATGGAGATTATTGATTGCGATGATTTAATAAATTATATATTAAACAAAAGCAGTATTAAACCAAAATCATCTTATACCTCTAGAATTATGGCGATGAATATGGTTAACATGGAAAAGGAGGATGAGTTGTATGTTAAAGGAATAGATCAATTAAGTTCTGATACTTATTATAGAATAATGAATAAATTACATTTAACAAGTCCCTTTTATACATCTAGTAATACGGAAAATAATAATCCGTTTTAATTTAAAGATTAATTTAAATTAATGTTATAAGTGCGTATAAAAGTTCAAATAATATTTTAATAGAGTAATAATATATGCCAAATAAAAATTTGACATCCCTAATAGGGAGTGAGATAAATTCGTATACAATAACAAAATATATAAATTCGGGTGCATTTGGAGATGTATTTGAAGCAAGAGATAATAAAAATAATATAAATGTGGCATTAAAAATCCCAATTCAGACAGAAGAAAAAAATGGTCAAAAATGGTTATTAGAGGAAGCGAAAATTTATAAACATTTATTGCAAAAAAATGAAGACAATGAGGAACCCATTGGAATAACAAATGTAAAGATGATAAATTCTAAAAAATTAGATTTAAAAATTATGGTGATGGATTTATTGGGGCCATCTATAGAGTCTTTGATACAAAAACGTAAAAAATTTAGACTACCAAGCATCATTTTATTGGCAATACAAATGATAAAGATAGTAAGATTTCTGCATTTACGTGGATATGTTCATCGTGATTTAAAACCTGATAATTTTGTATTAGATTATGAAAATATGGATAAATTATATTGTATTGATTTTGGATTAGCAAAGAAATATGTGAATAATAAAAATAATCATGTAGAAATGACAACAAAACATAAATTTTGTGGTACCGCTAGATATGCAAGTATAAGTGCACATTTAGGTTATACACAATCTAGAAAGGATGATTTAGAGTCTATAGGGTACATATTAGTATATTTATTTAATGGTAAATTACCATGGCAACATATAAAACATAATGATAAAGAAAAAAAGTATCAAATGATTTTGAGAAAAAAACAAGATATATCAGAACAGGAATTGACGAAAGGTTTACCTAGAGAGTTTCTCGTATATTTTAAATATGTAAAAGAATTGGATTTTGATGAAAAACCACATTATACCTCATTGATTAATATGTTTGTTAAATTATACCAAACAAAGAAATATGACAATAATTATGAATGGAAAGAAGAATAATTAGAATTTCTTCGTATTGAATTAAAAAAACGGTATATAGATATTCAGAAAAAATATACAGATAAATTGAGTGAATGTGATATCATACGTAAAAAATACGATGACTTATTATCTGAATATTCAGAGAATACCATTATAACAAGTATGAATGATATGAAAAAAGAATATGAATATATTGAATCTCAATTAAAAAAGCTAAAAAATCTAAATACCAAATATTTCGATACAGTCAAGGCTGTAAAATTAATGATTGATACAATTATAAAAACTCTTTCTTCAAATAATGAGCTAGAGTATGAAAATAGTCATTTAACCATATTTATTTATCACTTAAAGTTAAAATTAAAATTTGTGACAGAGATATTAGAAAATATAAATGAAAGCCTATATGATTTATTTTAAAATATCATTCTGTGTACTGTTGATTAATAATCGTATTATACATATCATCATATTTGTTAGTTAGAATTTTCTTATCGTTATTTGTTATCTTCTTGATGCGTAATTTTGTTTTAATTTTATCTATTGTAGTATCACGATGTTTAGTAATCATATCATCTGTTAAATTTTTTTGTTTACTTACAAGTTTTATCAAGGAACATATAATTTCTTCGTTAATCATTTTTTCTGATTCTTTTGTAATAACAGATTTTAATGATCTTTTTGTAGACAAAGTAGAAGAAGATGAATCATTCGTAGTAGACGTAGACGTTAAATTATTTACTTCAGATGAAATATCTAAAAATTTGAATAAATTATTTTCATACACAATGTCATTCATTTTCTCTATAATTCCAAGTTGAATATTCCATTTAAAATCTTTATATTTTAATTTTTTTGCATCGTATGCTTCTGTAATACACTCATATAATTGTGTAACTAATGTGGATTCATCCAACTCATGATTATTGATAATTACTTTTACGTAATATACACTAAATGATTTAAAACGGCATAATTTTTCGTCGTGTGTAAGAGTACTCCATTTTTTAAAGTATTTACCTTCTTGTGTATATTGAGAGACATAAATATTATCGTCTTTATCGTTACTTTCTTTCTCATGTTCCAATATATATTCATTCAATTTGTCTGTTAAATTATCAGTAATTTTGGTGATGTATTTGTATTCATCTTTACTCTGTTGCAAGATATTTGTATATTCTATAATTGTATCTTTATATATAATTTCATTAAAATGTTCAATCATTTTATCGATTTGTATATCATTATCTATATTAATAGGAATAGGAATATTATATTTCAATGATACATATTCGTCCACATTAATACCACTTTCATTGACAATAGATGTTAAATTGGTTATAACTGTCTTGAATGTATCTTTAATTTTTTTATTCTTTATAGTAGTATTTATATATTCTTTTATCAATAAAATAGACTGCCTTAATAATTCTAAATGAGAAGATGATAAATATTTATCAAATAATTCTTGTATATATTCTTCAGTTTTCTTTTGTTTTTCCAACATCATTAAATAAGTGTGTTTATTAACAATACGATTAAACCAGTCAAAATACAATTGTCCCTTATCTGTTTGTTCCAATAACCAAGTATGTCTTTTAAAATGAATATTATGTGTGATATCCGAATCACTATTTGGTTCTTTTTCAGATAGTTTGATATAAATATATGGACAAATACCATATGCATCCACAATAGGTTTATGTAAAAAAAGAAATCCTGGGTAATTTTTAGAATCATAATTATGATAATGTTCTTTCAAGGCTTTAGACGTGAGATATTCAGACTGAGCCTTTTCTCTTGTCAATTTTAAATTATGCAATATTTCGTTTGCATTTGGTTTGTTTTTGATAGAATGGTATTTAAGAGAATCTGTTAATTTACACGCTTTACGATATTCCTTTTCAAGTTTAGATTGTTTTTTCTGTTTTTCTGTGATATCTTTTAGAGTCGTAATAACAGTATTTAATTCACTTAATTTAAATTCTTGCTGTTCTACATTTCCTTCTTGAAGGTCTTCTTGAATATTATTTTTTAATATTTCAACTTGTTTTTGTAATAGTTGTCTATTCATATAATTTAAAATATGTATTATTTTTAAATTCAATTTAATTTATGTTTATTTATCCATTTTTATTTCTTATATTATAATAACTACAAATGGATAATATATCAGACAAGTTGTTTATAAATTTGAGAAAACTTGGAAAGATTGAGAAAAATGGTAAGATTGCCCGTAGTTATGATGGTATTATATCACTAGAACCAAATACTTTTTTACAACCCTTTAAACGATTTTTATTTGGTGATTCTAGAAAACAATCTGTATTTGAAATAAACAGTGTAGTAAATGAAGCGATACATACATTACAAAATATCATTAATTCTAAATACATGCATCAAAATTTTGCAAATACAGATGAATATATAAAGAATTGTGAAAAAATGGGTCTATTGTTAAATGAATTTGATCAAGCTCGTTTTGGTATTGAAAACTTAAAATTTACCTATATGAATGATGCAAACATAGCTCCGCAATTAGATATAATAATTTTGAAAATAAAAAGTGTTATAAAGGATATGAATTACAAGTTAAAATATTTTCAAGCATTTTTACCCAAAAATTATACAATATTAAATGATTCAGAACATCATGAACCTATACGTTTTGATGAAGGAGAAGCTTCAGAATATACTAAAAATATAATTCAACTTGATGAGTGCGATGCATAGAATAATTTAAATTTTATATAAGGTTAATTTTTTTATAGGGTAATATTAAGTAATATGATAAAATTACCAAAGAATATAAATTATAAAAAATATGAAAGTACACAAGGGATGAGTACTAAATTATTTGGGCCAGGTACATGGATTTTCTTATTTTCTTCCATTATGGGTAGATTTCCTGTAAAGGTTGATCTACTAAATACAGAACATCAGACAATAGTTAATTCATTTAGACAGTTGTTTACTTCATTGGATAATTTATTACCGTGTATTTTTTGTAGAAATTCATTTTCACAATTCTTAAAGGAATTACCTATAGAACCATTTCTTATAGGACGTATAGAATTAATGTACTGGTTGTATTTAATGAAAGACAAGGTAAATAAAAAATTGATCAAGCAAGAAAAAGAATGTTACAAAACAGCTAAACAAAATTTAAAAAAACGCCTTGATCATAAAAAAATAACCAAGGATAAATACAAAAAATTATTAGAAACATTAAGGAAAAATACTTTTAAAACCGTACCGACGCCACCATTTAAAAAAATATTAGACTTTTATGAAGCACGAAGAGGAAAATGTAATAAACAAAAGAAAACATGTTAAATATACACAAGAGCCTTATTAGAATGGCATTTACCCAAATCTTCTCCATATGCACAATCAGCCAACTTGACTCCCGTACCAACAATATCTACCAATGCTCGATGGTTTATGTGGTTGAACTCTGCATATTCTCTCGCGGGTGGATCGTTCTTGACATCTGACAAAGTACGGCGAGCAAGGTAAGGCGCATCAAGAGTCGATATTTTAGGCTTGTAAAAAAATTTTATTTTCTGAGTTTCACTGAGTTTCACTGAGTTTCACTGAGTTTCACTGAGTTTCACTGAGTTTCACTGAGTTTCACTGAGTTTCACTTATTTTCACTGAGTTTCACTGAGTTTCACTGAGTTTCACTGAGTTTCACTGAGTTTCACTGAGTTTCACTGAGTTTCACTGAGTTTCACTGAGTTTCACTTATTTTCACTGAGTTTACTTTTCTTTTTTCCAAACAACAATTCATTTTAATAAACAATTATATCTTAGATACATTAATATAATTGTTTTTATAATAGCATGATGTTATTAGCAGAGTTTAATTAGACTCCTAATTCAAATTGGCGACGTTTAGCACCAGCTGGTTCTTCGTATGAACTTTGGAGGAAAGGTCCAAGATTTTGTTTAGGAATAGCTGGAGCAGATCTAAGGTCAAGATACGGTATCTTATTAGATTGTACTAACGTGTTAATGCCCATGTGATAACCTGATGTTAAGAAGTTTTGTTCTTGTAATAATTTAGATACAGGATTTTGCTTTGCAAAAGCGTTGGCATCATCATATTTAGGTAATAGATCAGCTGTAGTAAGTTGAGCTGCACTCGCAGATGGGGGGACGAATTCTGCAGGACTTTCTACTTGTTCATTTAAGGTAGATTGAACAACCGTAGGAGCTTGTACGACTTGAGAAGGTTTAACAACTTCTGTCTTTTCAGATACGGGTCTCAAAAAAGCTGGTAATTGAGTTTCATCTGCCTTAACGTTATCTAATTGTTCCTGTTTGTTATACAATGACATGAAAATATAAATTATACCTACAACAAGCACAATTTTTAAAAGGTCGTTAGATGTAAATTTAAATTGATGATCCATGTGAAACGTTTTATTATATATTAATAAAATAAATTTAAATTTTGTAATTAAATTTTATAAATGTTAAATTTTATAAATGTTAAATTTTATAAATGTTAAATTTTATAAATGTTAAATTTTATAAATGTTAAATTTTATAAATGTTAAATTTTTTATAAAGTATGTAGTTTAAAATCACAAATTATTTTATATTATTATAGTAAATTTAGCATATGGATTCAGATACATATGACGAAAATGAGTATGATGCACAAATTGATTCAGATGAAGAAGAATATGTAGACCCTATTGATAGATTTATTTCATGTGAATTAGATTATGTATTAGATGTATATCATGAAATATTAGATCGTTTTCCTTATATTGAAATAAAAAATACTGAATTTGTACAGCTTATCATGGATATTGTATTGGAAAATAAATATTCAAAAGTACGTCTTTATGAAGACAATATAAAAGTTGTATTAGATATAATAAATAATTATCTAAGACGTTTTAAAAAGTCATATTCCGAGGAACATGTAATCATTATTTAATACATTTACCATTTTTATCTTTTGTTTGACGTTTTGGCAATCCATGCAAAGTATTGATTGCCATTAAAAAAGTATCTGTCAAATCATCCGATTTTTTAGAGTTTAATAAAGTGGGCAACCATTTATTTTTTTGATCCGTATTGAATTTATTTTCTAAAAACCATATAGAATATTGAATACTGAGCCATTTTCTTTTAGCATAGGCTCCTTTTAATGTACATTCTAATGTAGGTCCGGTATAAGCTTTTAATTTTTGAGAGGCTCTGACGAAACGAATAGGTACATCTGTACCCATATACAATTCTACTAATTTACCGTATAACACGTGAGATATGAATTTCATTTTTTGATTTATTTTAGGTTGTAATTCTACTACGATATGTGTTAAATTTGTAAATATCTGTATATTTTCTTCATATATTGTTTTAATTTTTGTGATAAAAAGAGTAGCAATATCTTGTAACAAGAAGTCATTGACTAGTTTTTTTTTAATATGGTGTTCTTTTGATAATGTAATTGTAGAGCTTGGAAAGTGAGTTTTACATGAATAAACGTAGTCATTTTCGTGTTTATATTTGTATAAACATTTTCTATTACATATTTTTTTATTTTTTTGTATGGATGTACATGTTTTATCATCGTCTGGTTGTAAGATATTATATGTTTCCCATAAGTGTATTTTAAAAGTATTTAAAATAGTCTTGTCTTCGCATTCCATTACACACATGGCTAAATTTTTGATACCAACATCTATAGATAAAATCATCTTTAATTATTGTAAGTTCTAGATATAAAAGTTGTAATTTAAACTACACGTTTAATTTAATGGTCAGAATTGAAATTTATTTTATTAGCTTAAAAATAATAAAGATGGGACAAGATGATTTAAGAGAATTGTCATTGAAAAAGTTTAAATTAAAAGATATCGCACCAGCTTCAACTGTATTATTAATTGGTGCTAGAGGGTCTGGAAAGACGTTTTTATTACGTGATATTCTTTATGAAAATAAACAGATCCCTATGGGGTTAATATTTTCTGGAACAGAAGAAGCAAACCGATTTTTTGGAGATTTTTTTCCTGATACGTTTATTCATGGTGAATACAAGCCAGAATTAATTGAAAGTAGTATATTACAACAGAAAAAAAAGGTAAGTGAATGTAAAAAGTTGAATAAGGGTAATAATGGTTGTACACCTGATAATAGGTTTTTATGTGTATTGGATGATATGTTGTACGATGCTCAAAACTGGAAAAAAGAAAAAACCATGAAAAATATTTTCTTTAACGGTCGTCACTATAATATTTTTTTTATTCTTACCATGCAATATCCTCTAGGTATTCCCCCCGAATTAAGAGGAAATATTGACTATGTATTTATTTTTAATGAACCTAGTATCAAAAATCGTAAAAAAATATACGAAGACTACGTTGGTATGGTGTCTAGTATGGATCACTTCTCGAACATTCTCGACTCTTGTACGGAAAATTACGGGTGTTTAGTAGTAAAAAGAACAAGTAAGAGCACAAAGTTACAGGATCAAATCTTTTGGTATAAAGCTCGAGACCACCCCCCATTCAGAGTAGGTCATCCCAAGTTATGGAAATTTCATGAAATGAATTACAATGCTAAATATGAAGAACAGGAAGATATATTGAATGAACGTGTAGGAAAACTGAAGAAAAAGTACGATAAAACACGTAAGTTAAAAATTCTAGTTAACCGCCAGAATAATTCTATCGTTCAAGCACAAGAAATATCTGAATAAAAACCTGCTACTCCCTACGGAGAAGCATGTTAAAACAAATGGCGAAGCATAACATAACCGTGCTCCCTAAGGAGCAAGGTAAATTTGCAATTGAACAAATTTTATTAACTGTAGATAATGCGTTTTAATTTAAAATTAATATTCTTATAACGATATAAACCACTTACAACCTATGATCGAGGAAATTAAGCAAGATAATAATTGTATTATCAAAGCATTTGAAAACCACCCTTTTTATTATTTTAAGTGAACACAACAATAATAAAAAAGTATATTGTTTTAGGGCAAGTGATATAGGAAAGGCTTTAGATTTAACTAATATTCGTGTATCAATTCAAAATTATGATGATGATGAACAGGTCGTAAGGAAAGCTTACGACCTACGTGGTTGTGAACAAGATACAACATTTTTAACAAGTCAAGGCGTTTACAGGTTACTTTATAATTCTAAAAAACCAATAGCGAAAAAATTTCGTAGATGGGATTTGCATATAAAAAGAATGCAAAAAGAACGTTGGTAAATAATTTTCTAACAGATGTAGATTACAAATTAGTTTTGCTCCCTAGGGAGCAAAACCTCAAAAAGAAAAATCTGGGCGGAAGACCTGAAGAACAAATTTTATTAAATGTAGATACATTCAAAAATTTATATATAAGATTATTATATTTTGATTAAAAAGTAATTTAAAATTAATAAATTATATCAAAATATAAAAACAT